CTCCAAACGGATAAGGCCCGTTAGAATTTTGTCTTGCAGAAACATGAGCATTATAAGTACCAGTATCTGTGTGGTTAAACATAACTCTATGACCATTACCGCCTTGAGCTATTGTTTGTTTAACTTGGTTATTAGACCAAAACTCTAGTATACCATCACCATTTTGTGCTATACCAGTGTCATTGTCTCCTATAGCTATAGCATAAGTTCTAGTACTACCAAGACTATTTCCAACTAAAACTCCTATACCTAGTTTATTATAAACTATAGCTCCGTTAGATGCTGTAGTAAATTTTTGAGAGTTATCATAATACAGTTTTACATCTGCATTTGAAGCAAAGATTGCTTGTGTCTCAGTCTGATCATTACTTTGAATAATTACGTTATTACTATCTAATACTAAGTTACCAGTACCATTATCAGAAATCCTAGAATTTGCACCATCATGGTAAATCTGCATATCATTACTAGCACCAAGCATGACTTTACCGTTATCGTCAAGCTCTAAGTGTCCAGTTACATGACACCCACCCGATCTTGTCTCAAACTTTTGAGCGTTGTCGTAGTAGAGAATTACGCCAGCATTTGCATTAAATCTAACACTTTTTTCGTTGGCAGAACCATTATAAGCACTAGCATATTTAACCTCAAGGAATCCATATCCACCTTGTTCACCAATTATATCCCACGTTCTAGAAGTATTACTACCAGCATTTTCTGGCCATCTAATAACGCTTGTAGAAGAATCAAGTAGCACATTTGAAACAGTTAAATTACCTGTAACAGTTGCACCACCACTTGTTGTCTCAAACTTTTTATTGTTGTTGTGATACAGTTCTACTCCAGCATCATGTAAAAATGCTGCCATAGTTTCTGAGTTATCATGTTTGTTGATATATACCCCAGCACTACCTGATATTTTTAATACACCAGTTCCAGCTTCAGCAATATGAGAGTTTGATCCATCGTGATAAATTTGTAAATCCGAACCATCTCCGCAAACAAATTTGTGGTTATCGGAAATTTCTACTGTATCAGTAGTTCCTCTAATTCTTAACTTTACGTCAGTACTAGAACTACCAGCACCATAAAATGTAATACCACCATTATCACTTCCAAAACTGTCACCAATAACTATTTTTGAATGGTTTGCATTTCCAGAAGTATTTTGAAGTGTAAACGCATTTGTAGCACCATCATCACCATAAATTTTTCCACCACGAAGATGTATGTCATTTGCAACAGAATCAGAAAAATTTAAGTCTCCATTAATTTGTACACCAACACTTGTAGTCTTAAGCTTGATACTATTGTCATAGTAGAGTTCTACTTGTCCATTATTTACGGCTTTTATATAATTTTCACCTAATGCTTGGTTAGTAATCTCAATAGTATTACTTGAGATCTTCATGTGACCAAAAGTATCTGTTATTCGTGTAAGACTACCATCATGACCAACTAAAAGATCATCATTTGCACCAAGATATAAACCTTTATCACCTGTAAGAGCTGCATCACCATTAGCTCTAAGCTCAAAGGTTTTAGTGTCATTAGTATAAAATAGAATATGTGAGTTTTCTTTGTTCTGTACAACTCCTTGATTTGAACTATTTGCACCAACCCAAAGCCCCGAATTACTTGCATGACCTGTACCTGAGTTAGTGAATTGAGCATAACTACCAGAAGAAGTAGTATTATGAAATTGAACTCTACTACTGGTAAATAATCCGCCATTAGCAGTAGTTTGAAACTTCTTACTGTTGTCGTAATATAACTCTACGTCAGCGTCATCATTTATAACAATTCCATCTTCATCTTGTTTAACCTTTATATAAATATTATTATTTTGATCACCACCTACATTATTTCTTATTATTAGATGTCCAGTTAGATTGTCTAAATAAGTTGATGTACCATTATGATAAAGTTCAAAATCTCCAGAATCTCCAACAGTTAGTTTTCCGCTATCAGTATCAAGTTGAATATTTCCAGTTGTAAGTACACCATTAGTTGTTGTCTCAAACTTTTTACTGTTGTCGTAATAGAGTTCTACTGCTCCATTTTTTATAAACTTTGCTGATGTTTCTCTAGTGTTACCAGCAACATTATTGTTTAAATTTATTTCTACATTACCAGCAGAGTTTCCAGAATTTATCTGTAAATCTCCAGTATCACTTTGAAAAATACTATTTGTACCATCATGAAAAACCTCTATATCGGTATTAGTTCCAATTAGTAATTTTTCATTATCGTAAAGAGTTAAACCATCAGCAATTAAAGTACCAGTAATAGTTGCTCCAGTACTTGTAGTCTCAAATTTGCCACTACCATTATAATGTAATTTTACTCTTCCAGCATTATTGACTTCCATAAAAGTTGTCAAGCTATTGGCATTACTACCGTCACCATGAGCCATGTATAGTGAATTAGAGACTCCAAAAGCAGCCATCTTGCCTGTTCCTTGACCAAAGGCGATTCCTTGAGCTGACCAACCACTACCATCTTGAATAGCACCTGTTATAAAATGGTTTGTATTGGAGTCAGGATCTATTGAGACATTACAATCGGCAATTAAATTTCCTATAACATTTACTCCATTTCCAGTTGTCTCAAACCTTTTAGTGTTATTGTGATATAAGTCTACTGATCCGTTACCGTTAGCCGATAACATAGTTTTATTTAAGTTATTATTTTTAAGATGTATTTTTCCTGTAGCAGAAGCAGTAAATATATTTAAAATATTATCGTGAACACCTTGACATTTAATATAAGAACTACCAGCAACACCATGCTCTGATCCATTTGCATCATGTAACAACAATATGTCTCCAGATGCTCCAACTCTAATTTTTTCATTATCACTAACGTCTACCCGATCAGCAGTTAAAGTACCTGTAATAGTAACTCCACCTGTAACTGTCTCAAACTTTTTACTGTTGTCGTACTTAATTTCTACGGCTCCATCAGGTCTTATAAGAACTCCGTTTTCACCATTTACAGCTTGTAATTGTATCTGACCACCGCCAGCACGAAAACAAACATGACCTGTACTATTTTCTAAAAATGTATGAGAACCATTATGATATATTTGAAAATCTGACCCTGTACCAAATATAGCTTTTACGTTGTCGTTATATATGTTACTACCAGTAAATGTATTACCAGTAACCGAAGCAAAGTTACCTGTAGCTGTAACACCACCCTGCCAGGCAGAACCTGTATAAACTTTTAGTTCGTTAGCAGATGTATTAAAGTACAAGTCTCCAGCAGCAAGTGCATTACCACCACCATCTGTTGTTGGGTTAGAAGATGCTATTTGGTATCTATCAGTAAAGTTATTTACGTTTGTAATATTACTTGCAGCAGTATTAATACTTGAAATATTTGTAGCTGCTGTATTTACATTGGATATAGACCCTGCAACAGTATTTATATTACTAGCGTTAGATACAGCACTGTTAATGTTTGATGCATTAGATACTGCACTATTAATATTACTTGAGTTATTAGCAACAGCAGTAATGTTTGAGTTATTACCAGCTACAGTATTTATGTTAGTAGCATTACCAGCTACAGCATTTATATTTGCAGTGTTAGATCCAGCATTAACAATGTTAGTTATATTGCTTGCAACAGTTGTAACCTCTGTCGCTTTTGGTACTAATCTATGAAACGCATATGTATGTAAGGTAGATGTAGTTTCTACAATTATACCAAAACCTGCGGTAAGAACGGTTGATCCACACCCCGTAATAGATACAGTGTTACCAGTTCCCGCACCGTTTGCAATAGTGACTGTGCCACTGCTTGGTGTACGTGTGCTTGATATAGATTTAATAGATACCAGAGTACCAGAACCATTATTAATATCAGGATTAGAAGTCGGAAAAGATGTTTCATTTGCTATTGGTACAAACCCACCAACATCATCAACTAAGTCAATAATCCTGTCGTTGATGGCTGCGGTTGTAGCGATTGTTGTATCGTTATCTGGAAATGTTTGACCATCTTTAATAGTCTCTCCAGTTGATGCGTTAAAGTATCTAGCTTCAGCTGCTGCTGTTGTAAAGAATGTTGTATCATTTACACTATGACTTGCTTGTTCAGCATTTGTAACAATAACTGCATCTGCAATTTTATCTGCTGTTACAGCATCATTTGCTATCTTAGCTGTAGTTACTGCATTAGTGCCTATTTTAGTCTCTATAACAGCACCGTTTATAATTTTGCTACTACTTACAATGTTAGCATTTAAGTGAACTTCATCTATAGATCCATCTACATAGTGTTCTGAGTCAACTGCATTATCAGCTAATTTAGTGCTGTCAACTGCATCTGCTGCAATTTTAACTCTAGTTACGTTTGCATCTGTAATTTTATCTGTAGTAACTGCGTTAGTAGATAAGGCAAGTGAACCTACCTCTCCATTTTGAATGTTAGCTGCAACAACTGCATTGTTGGCTAGTTTATCTACTGTAACAGCATCATTAGCTATCTTTGCAGTAGTTACATTACTATCGGCAATTTTAGCTGTAGTAATTTGTGCATCATTAATTTTAGCTGTAGTAACAGCATTATTAGCTAATTTAGTTGTAGTAATATTACCGTCAGCAATTTTATCTACGGTTACACTACTGTTTGTTATCTTATTTGTGGTTACTGCGTTAGTAGCTAAAGCAAGTGACCCTACAGCTCCATTCTGTATATTACCAGCAACGACTGAGTTATTTGCAAGTTTATCTACTGTAACTGCATCGTTTGCTAGTTTAGCTGTTGTAACATTACTGTCTGCTATTTTAGCTGTAGTTACTGCGTCATTAGGTATTTTAGCTGTAGTTACAGAGTTATCTGTAATTTTATTAGTAGTTACTGCATTATTACCTAAGTGAGCTGTATCTATACTACCGTCTACATAGTGTCTAGAGTCAATTTGATCGTCAGCTATTTTTGCATTTAAAATTGCATTGTTAGGTATTTTAGCTGTAGTTACAGAATCATTTAGAATCTTATCAGTAGTTACTGCGTTAGTTGCTAGAGCGACTGATCCTACTTGTCCGTTTTGTATATTACCAGCAACCACTGAGTTATTTGCAAGTTTATCTACTGTAACAGCATCATTTGCTATCTTAGCAGTAGTTACGTTTGCATCTACTATTTTAGCTGTGGTTATAGTATCATCTACAATATGGCTAGTTGTAACAAAGTTTGTGCTTGGTTGATCTCCGTCAAATAAAACACCTTCTATAGTTAGTGATTTATTTCTAGCTTCTTGTGCTGTAAAGTTTGATTGTTCAGCTGAATCGTTAAGATCTCTAGCTCTTATAGTACTACCACTAGCAAACGCAGTATATGTACCAGATTCATCTCTGGTTCTACGTTCAACAAAAACAATAGCACCACTAGGTAAAGCATTGTTAAACCGTACTGTACCATTATTGTTTACTATTTGATAGTTTTCTAAAGTTTCTGTACCCCCTGTATGTGTTATGGCTGGGAAGTACAGTCCGTCTGTGTTATTTACTTGTTTATGATTAGCGTCTACATTACTGTTAGTACTTTGTCTATTATGTAAAATACGTTTGTTATTATTAGCAGCTATACCAGCTGTTGTTTTAGTAACATAGACATCTAAATCATCTTGATTATGAAGTTGTAGTCCCGACAAGCTAAAATCGGTGGTGCTACTGTTGCTTGTGGCAGGAAAAAGAATTTTAGTTGTGACTGCCATTTATTTAGTTATTATTTTGGTATATTTAAAATTTTATTTATTTGTTCATAATTACCAGAACCACCAAGTCTCTTCAAACGTGCTGCTTCTTTTAGCTTGTCATCAAGCTCAGGATTTTCTGCTATCATTTTATAATATGCGTCTTTCTTTGCTTTTCTAAAGACCTTTTGTACCATTTGGTAAAACTCTTGATCTTCTACTCTAATACCCATACGTCTACGTCCCTTTAAATCTTTAAATTCTTTATATCCATTTTGAAACGCTTTACTTGCAAATACTTTTTCTAACTCTGACCGTAAATTACCCATAGACAAATACTTAGTCATTAAAGATCTTTCAGCTGAAGTCAACTGTATACCTTTGTATGTTCTAAGTACATCTGGTAAATTATATCCTATATCATATAGTGTTGTTTTTACAGGATCTCCAGAGGTATTAGTAATTGCTATTGGTGATAAAAAGTTAAATGCACGGGCTAGTGGTTGACTTCCAGGAATTTGAAATGGTGTGCCAGATCTATCTTTTGATAATATATCATACTTAGGAGGTAGTGTAGATTTAAAGATAGCATCACGTCTAACCATAATTTCAAACATACCTACTGCTTCTTTTTGGTTAGCGTCTAGCAAGTCACCAATACTACCTAAAAGACCAGACCAAGGTAAAATAGATCTTGCTGTTTGAGCAAATAATCTACCGCCTTTTCTTTCTAAACCTTGAGGATCTAAAACAGTAGCTAAGTCCTCTACACCTGCAAGCATAGATTTATCTACTAGAGCTGCAGACATCATAAATATAGCAGTCTCTGCAAACTCAGAAAACAAATCTTCATCTAAAGCATGTTGATAATTAAATAAATTAGCTCCTGTTGCAATAATAGTATTGAAAGGCTCAAAGTCTCTATAGGATACTAGAGTGTTACCAACTCGCATTGTGTAAGGTCTTATACCTTCCATCGCCCACAAGTCTCTCATTTCTTTGTCTCGTGGTGCATCACCATAAATATTACCAGCTGCAGCTCCTGCAATCGCCATACCAAGTATAGCAGAACCCATAGCAATTCTACCTTCCATAAGTGCTTTTTCTGCTGGTAAATCTGCTGCAGTTAAACCATATTTTTCTAGGTTTGTACCTGCCATAATATCCTTATATCTTTTACTAAAAATTTCTAAGGGTGTATGTTGGGTAGTCAAACGTAAAGCATTATAACCAGTTCTAGCAAACGGGAAGAAAAACATACCTAAAGGATTACCACTTATTGACTCAAATACCTTCATCCAGCCTTCAATGTCCTTAGTCATGGTAGCTTCTCGACCAGCCATTAAAGCTGCCTGATCTGTAACAACCATCATGTTACCATCGCTTTGTGTAAATATTTGATCTAAAAATCTTTGCTCTTGTGCTTTTGCATAGTCAGTAAGATTTTCTAGAGGTATACCTTTTTCTACGCCTTCTTGAGCTGCTCTTATACGAGCTGTAAAACGTCCTATAGCTGTTCTAGCTGCAGCGTCACCTGCTCCCATAATGTTCTGTGAGTAACGGAACCAAGGGTTAGTATTTATTTTTACAATTTGATTTATAGCTCTATACATCATCTTTTCAGCTGGTGTACCAAACTCTTCTGCATACTTACCTAACTGTTGAAACTTAGCTAAGTCTCTTGGTAAATCAAATCTACCTTGATATGACAGACGTTTGTTATGTACACCTTGCTCCCAGTTATACTTAAATATTCTAAAAGTATCTGCGTATGCTTTACCTATACCATCTATAGCTGCAGCTGCTACAGCAGCCTGTGCTCTATCTTGTCTTAGTGTAGCTCCAGCCCACATTTGAAATGGTCTGAGTACAGCAATAAGGTTTGTACCTACAACAGCTCTCATGGGTGTTTTAGGTGAACTAAGTATAGAATTGTAATATACAGACGCTAACTCTCTAAATACTTGAGATGGGATGCGTTGACCGTTAATCTCACCACCAAAACCTAGCCTTTTCTTAAGATAATTTTGTATCATAGACAGAGAAGTTACCCTACCATCTGTGATAGCATATATTTCTGATAGTTGACGAGCTTGTTTTTTATCACCTTTTTGGATTAGTTCTTTAAGTCTTTCTGTAAAAGTCTTTTCTTCTAACTCAATTTGTTTAAGTTTTTTCGCTAATTTTTTACGACTTCCTTGTTCAAACAATCCAATACCTTTTTGTACCTGTAGGGCATTACCAGTCATGAAAGATATTTTCTTCATCTCAACCATAGCAAGTTGTAGATTGTCAAGTATATCTAAGGCTTGTCTAGTTGCGTTAGCACCTTTTGGTAACATAGTAACACCTGTACCTATGTCTGATGCTTTTTTAAGATTGTGCATTACTGCAATCTTTAAAGCGTTAGCCATTTGAGGTGTAATAGTTATAATTTTTTCTCCGTCAAAATCCCAAAATATAAAGTTTTTTCTACCTGTAAGATCAGATACATCAACTTTTTTTGTACCAAGATCTGCGTTAAGATAACGTCTTAGTGCATTTATACTGTCATCACCACCAACAGCAATAATCTCATTTATTTCTTTTGCCATTTGATAGTACATATCAATCCTTTTTGCAAAGGGCTGTGCATTATCAATTTGCTTAAAGTCATTTTCTGAAATGCTGTCCATGACTTCTTCAGCTAGTTTACGTAGACCTTGGTCATCACCAGCCATCTGTCTGGTTCTAGCATTAGTACTCATGTTAGTTGAACCCACAGGTCTTTGACCTATGTCGTTCATCTTAGTAGCTTCTTCTACATACTGTGTGTATGGGTTGTCAGTATCTGTTGATACACGCTGACTAGCTCTTTCTTCGTTACTAAATTTATTAGGGTTTACCTCTGGATCTGGTTTACGTAGTCTGTTAGCTCTTTCTTGCTTACGACTCATACCCATTTCTGGCATCCAAGGATCTCCTGCAGCCTGACCTTTTCTCATTGCAAGGTCTATATAGTCCTGTAAAGTTGCAGTTTCTGTAGAAGTTTTACCTAGTTCTAGCTGATTAGCAGGATCCCAGTATATTCTAACTTGGTGTGTTCTTTTACCTTTGGCTCTATATATACCACCTTTATGTGTGTAACCACCAATACCTTCTTTTTCAAGTATTCTTTGTATAGGTAGAAAAACATTTTCTGCAAATTCTTCAGAATATATATCATTATATCTTGCATATTCTTTTGCTTCTCGTAAAAAGTCTGCTAGACTACCTCCTCGACTTACATCTGCTAGAGCGTCAGCTAAAGAGTCACTAACATAATTATCTCTTTCAATTATGTCATCTATTTCTTTAAGTACAGTATCTGACATAGGAGCATCTAAGTCATAAAATTTTACTTCTTTTAGCTCTCTAGTTTTGTATACTATAGGTTCTGATAACTCAGCTTTAGTAACATTTTTTTTCTTATATTTATTAGCAGTAATTAGATCATCTGTAGTGTAAAAACCAAACCCGAATAATCCTGGGCCGTTTCTGCCAAAATAATCTTCAGAATCATATGGCCCTACTAACTTATCTATTTCAGAGGCAGCACCATGATAGTATGTACCTTTACCACGAGTGTCAACTATACGTTGTTCTGGAGATATTACTTGATCTGGGAAACCCTCTTCGGGATCACCTTTGATAGTTACTGATGAGTTTAAATCCTCACCTGCAAACAATCTCTGTGCTTCTTCAAAATCTTCTTCGTTAAGATATTTTCTTAAGTAAAGATCTAAATAGTCTACATCGTTACGAAAACCTTTACCATCAGCAAAGTTAGTATTAGCTTGTAATCTAGCTTCAGCAGCATCGTCATACCCTTGTTTACGTATGTAATCATACATAACTTGAGTACCTTCGTTATTTGATCTGTTGATAACGTCAGAATAAAAGTCTTTAATAACAAAACCTTTGCCTACTGCATCTGTAGAACCTGTAAGTAATTTAGGTTCTTTACCCTCTAGTAGTTTCTGTTCTTCAATAAGTTCTTTTGCTTTTTTAGTAGCAGCAAACTTACCTTTTAAAAAACCTACCAAAGCATGACCTACAATATTCATACCCGCACCAGCTATAACTGATTTAATACGAGCTGAGTATGGGTTATCTTCTTCGTTAACAGCTAAGGCTTTACTAAATGGTATTATAGGAGCATACTGATCTACAAGGTTTGCTATATTACCTTCTTCACTATCATTCATAATAAAGTCAGCTACAGCACCCTCGCTGGCTATCTTACCAAATTTTGCTGCTTTAGGACTAAGTAAGAACTGCATAGGTCTAGAACCAGCTTTCATCTTGTTTACAAGACCAGCCATTTTAGTACCAGCAGCAGTAGCCTTAGCACCACCTAAAGCACCTCCAAGGGCTCCACCTGTTTTTGCAGTTAATACTGCTAGTATACCAAATTCTCCTAAACCTCTTGCTAGTTTACCAAGACCTGATTTTGTCTCAGGTGTAAACTGATCTGGTATATCTATCCAGTTACCTTTTTCATACTTATCACTAAAAGGATTGTCAGACTCAAATTGATGATGTCCAAACAAGTTAGCAGCTGCTGTGTTGAGTGTATCACCACTAAGGTCTAAGAACTGTCCAATACTCTCTGCAGCGTCTATAGCTGCTCCTGGAACTATAGAAGCAACGTCACTAAGAGCATCTAGAGGATTGTCAGCTATAAAACCTTGATCCTCTGCTTTTGCTTTTTCTTGCTCTAGTATTTTATCTTCAAGTCCTTTTTCCTTAATAAGTTCTTGTCCTACCTCTCGTAAATCTTGAAACTCGGTATCGGTAGGATAATCATACGAGTTTATGGGTCTTAATGTGTCGCTCATAATTATTCACCCAAACCTAAGTATTCTTTAGATTTTAAGAGTATATACTCCATTCTTTGTTTGTTTAATTGTTTAACCTTGTTCTTGTTTGCACCTTGGTATTTACTACCATTTTTCTCCATCCATTCATCTCTATAGACAAAAAACTTTGAATCAGTAATCGGTACATACTTACCACCTAAATCATGACTTTCTTGGAACTGTAATAATTTTTGTAAGTTAAAGTATTCTTTTTTACTGTTAAGTATACTTGTATCTTGCTTACTTATTTTAGTTGTAAGATTGTCAATATCTGTGTAGATTTTTAGAGCTTGCTTATACTTATCATATAGAGGGTTACGTATAACACTTCTACCATATAGACCAGCACTAGGTACTACTATATCTTCTGGTGGTATAAACTGTTTATTATTAAGTATTTCTAGAACAGCTTTATTCTTTGCTGTATCTCTTAAATTTATATTCTTAACATTACCTACAATGTTTTCCATAACATAGTTAGGTTCTAAGTTATACTTAGCCTCTGTTTTTGTAAGATCTCTAAACTGACCTGTAACAAGTGTATCACTACTATAAGTACCTATTAACTTAGAAGTATCTCCTGAGTAATACGCATCTAAAACAGAATAGGCATAATCAGATTTTTGGTTACTAATATTATCATAAATACTACCCTCACCATAATCATTCATAGAACTTTCACCAAATCTCATACCAGTAGCTACCATAAGTATAGCTTGGTTCTTGTCATTAGTTGTTTGTAATGCTGTTTTTAGTAAATAGTTTACTTGTTTACGTCTTACTTCTTCTTGTATTAACGCACTGTTGTCATACTTATCTTTTTCATAGCCAAATCTAGTTAGCACTTGATCTAAGTCACCTTCAAATATAGGAGATTCTATGTTGACAATAACAGAGTTTGTTAATGTATTTAGATCGACAGCACCTAGTTCATCTATAGCTCTTGATGTTCCTTCTGGACTACTGTTAAAAACTTTAGCTAGATGTGGATATTCATTCTTAACCTTAGTATGTAACGCCTGTAGTTCGGGAGAAAACTCACTTAATTTATAAGGTTCTAACTTATTTACCTTACGTTGTAAATTTAAAACATCTATAGCTGTATAACCTGTTTCGCTATACTCTGCTATTTCAAACAAAGCGTTAGGTAACTTACGTATAACACCATCTTCACCTACGTCTGGTTCTAGTAATTTACTACCTGCAGGTATAAGAACTTTAGTTGCTAAAAAATCTTCTTGTTTACCAGATCCTTGTAATATGTCTAATTTAGCTGTAACGACAGCACCTTCTTGTATTAGAGTTTCTATATCTTGTCCACCTGCTATTGTTGGAGGTTGCATCCTAATATCAGTAAATTTCTCACCATCTCGTGCAAAAATACCTGTACCAGCTTGAAGCTCTGTTCCAACTTCAATAGCAGCCTGTGATAAGGCTTTAACCCCAGAACTACCATTTAAGTGATACAAGTTAGCTTTACGTAGTAAATGTGCTCTAGTTGCATCTTTGATAGCGTTCATGGTTATGTCATCAGTTAGATCAATAGCTGTTTCTTTAACTATTGCATCTATTGCACCATTTATAGGTTCTAAGGTTTTATCTAAAAGAGTATCAAAATTTGATTTACCCATTTTAGCCCAGATAAGATTATCCTTATATATAAATCTTTCTTTCTTACCATTAGCATCTTCCATTATCTCTTTTAGAGCTTCTGGGTGCATCTGTAACATATCTGCACTAGACAAAAATCCCTGATCGTTCATAATGTCATCGGCTTTACCCATAGAATCAGTGTAATTAAAATGAGCTGGCTTCCACTCTTCTAAAGCTATTAGTTTTTTCTGAAACTCAGCTTCATCAAATATCAAATCATAAGCACCACTTGATTTAATTATTTTAGCTTGATCTCTAACTTCCTGTTCAGTTAATTTACCTTCACGATATGACTTGTAATACCCATTTATTTCTGTGTTAAAATCAGATAACATTGTTTTACGTAACCTTTCATTTTGTAAGGCTACCTTACTACCATGCTCTGACATTATCTCTTTTAGATTTAAGTCACCTGCCATTAGGGTTTCTAGTGTACCCTCCATACCAGCCATCTTAAATTTTTTCTTTAATAAATGTTCAGTAAGTTCTGCTGCAGTGTCAGAGTCTAAAAATGAATAAGCCTCTTTTATAGCATTTATAACTCTAGTTTTATTAGCTTTGTATGGGCTAACATTATCGTTGACCATAGCTTCGCTGCTAGGGCCTTCGGTAAGTAGATTTTGTATAGCACCATCTAAAGCAATAATACTACGATTTTCTTCTATAGTTGTACCGTCTGCTAGTGTAACAGTTGTGACTCTATCAGCATCGAAATCTATTGAAGATGTAATTAACGTGTCAACTCTACCAGTTTGTTGTTGTTCACCTAGTTGTGCTCTTTCTTTTATATACTCTTTTTCTCTATACTTGTCAGTAGTCTCAACTACCTTTGCAGTAAGATAAGCATTTCTAACTACATCAGAAGCACCAAACGGGTTGTTGTTAGCAATGTACTGATCTTCAACATAATCCTCAATCTCTTTCTTATGGTCTGGGTTTAGTATCTCACTGTATTTACCAATAGTATAAGTAGTGTTATCTTTAGTTGTAAATTGCTCTTCACTGTTTTGTAAAGTATCAATTAGATGTGAACTATAACCTTGAGCGGATTCTTGTAACTGAGCTCTTACAAAACCCCAACGAATGTTTGGGCCAAGTTTCTTTACGTTAAGAGCTCTTATTTTATCTTTGAGTGAAATCTCTTCCTCTGCTTTTCTACTAAGAAATGCGTCAACAGACTCATTGATTTCTTGAGACATTGAGTTTACTTGTTCCTCAATCTGTTTTAATTGCTCTTTATCAGCGTCAATTTTAGCTACTGCGTCTGGATCACCCGCACGGTATTTTCTTTCAAATTCAATACCTTCTTGGCGTTTATTATCAATATATGCTTTACCTACACTTTCAACAGACTCTTTTAAGAAACTGTTTAAATTGTCACTAAACTTAGCTAGTTGTCTTATTTGAAATTGATCGTTACTGTATTGTATTTTATCTTGTCGATCTAACTCACCAAGCTGATCTGTCGATGCTTGTCTAAATTCTGTTACCGTTTCCTTACGCTGTTTATCCATAGCCTTAGCTAATGCAGCAAGATCGTTTGCGTCTTTCTTGTTGTATGTGCGTTTAGAATACGAGGAGTTTTGTGTACTGCCTGAGTATGTCATAACCTTAGTTATTTTTTAAAGAAGTTGTCCTGCCAATAATCCTGTCCACCAAGAGTTGTTCCCGTTTTAAAGACAGTACCTATACCGCCAAGTATTGGGCCAAGTGGTGATGGTTTTGGAGGAGCTTTTTGTTCGATTGGTTTTTGTGTCATAAACGAAGCTGTAGGAGCTACGTAAGCGGATGTAGATATGTTATTGTAAGCTGAAGTATCAGCAGCATAGTTGTCTAAATCTAGGCCAAACTGCTTAATACCATAAGCTCTTGTTGCGTCAAATATGGTTGCATCAAGTTGTGCATTTGCCATACCGTACTCTCTTTCAATATCATCAAGAGTAAGCATCATAGATTGACCAACTTGCTGTCCGCTTGCTAGTACTGTTCCTTGAGCTTTAATTGCCTTTGCTAAGTTGGTTTGACTATCAAACATTGTTTTAGTTACCTTTTCTCTTAGTTCGGCTTGAGCAGCTTCAGATGCTCTATTGTGTTCTAATTGGTTTATTTGTTTTTGCTGATAGTATGCAGATCTAGCTGTAGCATCAGCTTGTAATTGAGCTGTAAATACCTCACCTTTACGTTGATCGTTAAAAGCTGAGATAGTTATGTCATTAAGATATTTTTGCCGTGCCATCGCATTGCTACGATTAACGGCATCGACCTGAGCACGATGGGCTCTGTTCTGCTCCGCAATTCCTGTTACGGCTTGTGCAGCACCCATACCTATGCTCAACGCCATTACTGTGCACATGGTTTTATAAATGTTATAAGAGGTACATTGTTATAGACATGATAGTTAACAAAGGTGAAACCTAAAAGTTTTAGTAGTTTTATGTGTGATTCATTCCGCATATCTGCTTGATTAAATAAATAAGGATTGAGTAAACTGTTTACCCAGCGTTTAGCTTCCTTCACAAATGTATGTGGATATTCTGTACTAGCATCAGTACATAGCATCCATATTAAATTTTGCGGGGTCACTCCTGCCACTCCAGCAGCCTTGCCGTTGGGAACCTTAAAATATACAGAATATGCTGAATTATAAAAAGATTCAATTATAGAAGCTTCTGCACATAAACCAGAAGTCTCCTCTGCCTCACGTCTATCTTCATAACGTAAGTTTAGACCTACACTTAGAGCTAACTCAGGAGTGCAGGTCTGTATATACTTACCTTCGTACATGTCGTTTGTTGGAATAAATGCCGTCCCAGCTTGCTGAGATTAAGGCAGTAGAAAAAGGGTCTGGTATTTTTATTTGTAATGTATATTTTTCATTTTTTCTTTGCACGGGTACTCTAACACGTCTAGTTAAATCTGCAGGTGGTTTATCAAATACACTTGAGTTGGTAAACATACCAGACTCAACTTGTATATAATCATCTATATCCTTAGTAATATTACCACTAGCATCTACATATTCAAATGGTGACGTAAGATGAAACTCCATAGGGCCACCTACACCCATTTCAAAGTTTATACCTGATATACGTAAGTCACCCTCTGTATCATACGCATTATTACCTAGATTAACGTAGTATGTTGGTAGTTCAATAGTGCTTGTATATTTGTAACCTACAGCTATTTTTGCTGCACTATGTAAATTTATGTTGTTAAAGGTAACACTGTTAGTTCCTACAGCGTCAGCTGCCCTTACAGTACCAGCAATAGAATTACCATCACTGTCATTACCAGACAAACCTACCATAAATAAATCTGTAGTGTTTGCAGGTGTATATGGTATTGTAAGTACAGTTTTTTCTGGAGCTGTAGTTGTTTGAGCTGACCCAGCTACGTTTGTAGCTATAGTCATGTTATCTAGATGTGCTTCAAACTGTCTTGAAGTTGTAAGTGTTGAACCAACAGTACCTGTACCTAGCACATATACTCTATCAGACGTAGCATCTGTAACATATTCATGTCTACATAATTTATATGTCCCATCGTGTAAAGTTACTGTAAAAAAACTACCAGCTGTATAGAACATATGTTGCATAGTACCTGTAAGTGTCCAACTATACCATGCAGATTGTTCTCTCTGATTACCAGCATCATAATATTTATAATGATAAACTACATTATCACCTTTTGTACCATAAGTTGTTATACCAATAGCTGCAGAATTAGTTGACTTTGTAATATCTTTACGTAAAAATTCTGGTACAACTCTAGTTTGTTCTATAATTTTAGGAGGTGTATCATCATCTACAATCGTAGCTTCAAATGCTCTAGCATATGCAGATACATTAGACGTAAATAAAACAGAAGTACCAAGATCTACAGGTTCTATGGTTGCATCACACTCATAACTAGATATTTTTTTTAATCTAACAGTTTTAGGACTAAATATATCTGATTCAGTAAATAATAAAAATTGACCATTATCACTAAACATCATTACACCTTTTTGTATAGGTAATGTATGATTAATAAATGCAGGTTTTATATCTGATACAGTTATATCTATTGGGTTATCATCACTGGCTGCTATAGCTGAAACAATAAATAAATCAAAATAATTTCCAGGCTGACTCATTACAACTTGTTCATCAGCGATCAAACCTAATCTGTTTCTGTGAAAAAACATCTCAGTTATTGCTCTACCTTCAATCGTTGGAAATGGGTTTGATATGTTGTCACCTACAACTCTATCTTTCCAGTAATTTTCATTTCCTAGTGAAGTAGCTGTTGCTTCATCTAACTTTGCAAAAGTAAATGTACCATTACGGTTATTTATTAATGCATGTGGCATTGTTGAAGGGTCAAAACCAGCTTTCATTGTATCAACTGCAGCAGTTCCCGCAAAGTTGTGAGGACGCACAGTTTCTTCATAACTACCAGTCCCAGAAGAGCCATTATTAGCTTCAAACTTTACATAGTAATCATCAGTATCTAAATCTGCAGTATTCGATATTTGAGCTACGTAACCGTGTTTATTCATAGCTGGTAATCGACTAATATCTTGTGCTTTTTGACCTATGACACTCATGTTCTCGTTTACAGCACCACCTAAAAAGTTTACACTAGATGCAGCCGTTCCTTTCAAAAATAAACCACTACCTATAACCTCTGCAGTAACATTATTTACATGAGAATTTACAGCATATGCTAATCTTTCTAAAATAGTAGCCATAGAAAGCACACCGTTATCTGGGTTTTTTGGTGTTTTATGATAAGCATAAGTAAAACCAGTTGTTGAGTCATAAGTGACTACTGGTTCTACCGCTTCAACCGATATACGATAAACAATTCCTTCTATCGCAACATCTAAGTGTTTAGCTAATGCAGTAGCTTCACTTGTTTCTCTAATTATACCACCGTCTGTTAATGTTACGGTTGCAGTATATCTTGTTTTGTAAGTTTGTGTAAAACCTAAAAAGTCATCTCTATTGCTGGAATTATTATTTTGATAATTTGCATTTTGACTTGAAACATAACTAGTACCATTTACCTGTAAACTACCTTCAACATCTAAACAATTACTTCTATTAGAAGTATTTTGTATTGCTTCACCACCAGAAAATGACCAAGTTAATGTACCAGATTTAGATTGATCTGTGTCAGTTGAATCAAAAGTAGGGCCTTGTAAACTGTTACCATTTTTTTTATCTACCTTTACAGAAGTAACCCTGTAAAATGTATTGGGTGATGGAGCTGTACCAGCATATAAAATATATTCAGTATTGTAAGCAATAGTATCCAACCTAGCATAAGCATAATCTCCATTTTCTATAGCTGTGCCTGTAGTAGCAGTAGACTTAGCTACCAGTCTATTTGGGTTAGCTATAAGTGTATAGTCTTGAATTGTTGTTACAGCATATGGTTTTGTTGCACCATCAAGATAACCAAAAACACTAGCTCCAACTGCATTTGTTAAAGATTGTTCTTGACCAGTTGCTATATCCCATACTCTAATTGGTTTTACACTACTAGACCCAACATTACTTACTGTAATTTGTACTAAATATTTTTCATCTCCATCTCTTAATATTTCATACCAGTGTCCTGTTGAAGTAGAACCTGTTAATGTTCCTACAAACTCTGCAGGAGGACGTTTCTTAAGACCAAATGTTACATCTGGGACAGCATTATCACATACCCTTAATTGTCCTGGAAATTTTATTTTATCTGGTTGTTGAGATACACCCCCTAGAAAGTTTGGGATACGTTGATTTACTGTTGCCATTACATTCTTCTTAATACTTTAAATGGTCTGTATACTGTATTAGCATCTTGTTGATACTGAAAGTCATTAAATATGTTGTGGTCTGCCTGTTTACACTCGTACTCTAACGCTAGTGCCCTTAGATTAGCTTCATCTCCTTCAAGGAGTTTAGAAGACTGAGGGTTGTTTACCATACGGTTAGAGGCGATTCTGGAAGCTCTAGCGGTTATATAATCTTTAAATGGTTGTGGTAGATCTTCAAAATCTATCATCCATATCATATCAAAATATAATTTATTACAATTTTCAAAAGTAAATGTATGGTTCTTTTTATCATACACTTTGGATATACCGTTATCACTACGTCTAACCACGTTATAATCTTTACCATGTTGAAAGATATTTAGATCCATTTGTAAAACATTGTTTGGAACTATAACTTGATTATTAGTATCGGTATCTATAGGATACTCATTCTCTGTGTTGTATGACCATCCCTCAGCTTGCACCTCACGGCAGACTTGCCTTAGAGTCTTTTGTGCTATAGCCACTTCGGGGCTCTGCACTGTTAATGTATTAACTGGGGTTTCTCCAACGCTCATCAGGATTGAGTTTACAGCATCTAGTTCGGTAGACACTCCGTAAGGTATTACTGCCATAATAAAAAAGGGGGCGAGTGCCCCCGTATAAATGTATATATATTATGAGAAAGCTGCTGGCTTTGTAGTTGTTCCTGCGAACAATTCTACACAAGCTGCTGGGTTCACATAATCTGCTCCCATAGCCATGCGTCCTAGGATGACATCGCCTTGGTAAACAACAGAAACATCACCAGAAGTTACTTGAACCTGTGGCCCTATTGTTTCTACTACACCTGCAGCTTCTCTTTGGAAGATTAGTCCGCATGTGTTTGCAAAGTTAGAAGCAGCACCGTAGTTCTGACGAGCTCCGTAGTTGTTGCCTGTAACTGTTGTAGCTGTTTCGATACCTTCAGATACGAATGAACCTGTATTTCCAGGATCTACTGTATCAAGGTCAGTTGCAGCTGAAGCACCACTTGAAGGTGCATACTTAGTACCATACTTAGAGAAGAATGGAACGTTCATTGATTTGTAGATTTGAATACCTGCAATTTCAATTACTCCGTTACCAGACTGAAGTGCTGTACCTTGTACGTCTCTGTTGATTAGACCGTTATTACCAGCACCTTGTATAAGTGCGTAGTACTGTCTAGGGTTAAGTACGGCAACCCTACCATCATCAGAAACTCCTTTTTCGTCAAGAGCTGCTGCAGCATCATAAAATGCTGTTACTAGCTTAGTGTCATCAAGAGCATCATCAGCGTTAGAACCAGCTCCCACTTGAATTTGTGTACCACCTGGCTCAACGAAGTTGGTTAGGGATACTGGGGATGCCTGTCTAGCACCTTTAGCAATAGCTCTGAAGATTAATCTGTCATACTTCTGTGCAAGAGCATAACCGATCTTCTTAGAAATTTCTCCTCTTAACTCGTAGTGAGAAAGTGTCTCATCTAGCTCATAGACAAATGCACTAGAGATGAGTAGGTCATCTACTGTGATTGTCTTTTCTGCTACTGGAGGAGTTTTGTCAGAGTTTCCTAATATACTGTTTCCAGGAGTGTGGTATTCCGCACTTGTACGTCCAGTATAAATGAACTGTAAACTCTTACCGTTGGTGAGTGTACGCTTCATAACGAGATCTCTTGCGATTGTCTCTCTTTGGAAGCCAGTAAACATCTCACCGCTGAACAACTTTAAATATAAATCTCTGTTGTTAGTTGCGTTTGTCGCTGTATTAATCCTACCCAGAAAGGTTTGTGAAGCAGGATTGTTTGTTGACTGTTGTGCCATTATTTTATAAGGTTATATGTATCGTCTCTAGATCTAGAATTATAGGAATCTTAATTGTATCAGCTAAGACTCAAAGCTGCCTGTGGTCTATCCCACCGTCTAGACGGCATTAGGTGTCTCCGTAGAGGCTAATACCAAATGTAGAGGGAGGCATTGCACCTCCCATGTCGCTTAACGAACTACTTTATGATAATGTAAATTTGGACGTTTCTCAGTCATATGCGTTTGAATGTGACTTAATTCTAAAGCACCCATTACAAGAGCTAAACCGAT